TCATATTCCGCGTATTTACGAATCATCTTGTTACGCTCGGTGATGTTATCCCATCTCCCGGCGTCCTTGATGGCGCGGACTCGCTCAGGTGACAACCGGAACTCGTTTCCACGAGCTGTCGATTGTGATTCACGGCCTGAACTTGTTACCACGGTGCGAGGTCTCCGATTTGACGACTGATTGTCGTTGCCGCTATTATAACGGTGCGGCAGGTATTTTGTCAATCTATTATCTAATTCTTCCCAGTAATCGGCAGTCTTCGGATCCCATCCGTCGGCCACGAGAGCCTCGTCCACCTTAGTGGCGACTTGGGAGTCCATATCCTTGCCGTTTGGGTCGTACCAATCGTTCCGAGCCATCCAGTCCGAAGCGTGACGCTTGAGGAGAGGGTCCGGAGCTTGGGGTACGGAATTACGGTTGGGTTCTGAGGCCACGGCACGCTTCTTGAGCGATTCGAGAGCCTCCACTTGGCGGCGGGCTTCATACCACGCCTCCTGCGCCTCGACGACGGAAGTGCCGTCGGCCATCTCGGTGGCCTCTTTCACCTTCATCTTGGCGTACTGAAGTCGCAAATTACCGTCTTCGATCGCCTTGTCCAGTCGAGCGAGGTCCGAACCGGCCGTGCGCTTTTCCAGAACCGCAAGGCGTTCAGCCATGTGGTCATTCTGACGTTTCAGCGAGGTGATCAGGTGGTTGGACTCACTTGCCTTGGCCTTCTGAAGCTTCTTCTTGAGCTGTCGCTCCTCGCGACGGGCCAGTCGAATAGCTTCGCGCTCGGGATCAGCGTGAGGTATATTATCGGCGGGATTATCATCATCGTCGCCATCATCCGAATCTACTCGGCCACCAGTCCGGAGACCGTCGCCGCTATTTTCGGGGGTATTTGGTGCCTCGCCATCGGGTAAAGACACCACTGCGGACCCATCGGGTTCTTCCGCGAGTTGCAAATCGAGTTTGTCGTTCGAGGTCATAGGAAAGCCTTTACTTTCAAGGGGTCACCAGTAACTTTTGCAATTACTTCGTGATCATTAAACACACTGAAAAGTGCGGTCTCGCCTATCGTTGGGTCCCCGTAAGGTACTTCCCAGCGATCGCCGCCCCACTTTGGCATGCGAACATAGTCGCCGACATCGATCCAGTTGCCCTCGGGCCACGATTCGAGTGTATCGCGTTTCTTGAAAGCCAGTGGACCCACCGCAATGACTTTCGCCACTTGGTTATTCCACTTCTCTGTTTCCTTCGTCTCTTCGACGAGTACAATTCCTGACGATGTAACGGTCTTCTTGGCGGCTCTCCACTGCACAAGAATACGCCCACCTACAGGCAAAGCACCGGGGTCTACTGCGGGAAATGCTTCCTGCAACGCGGCTTCATGCGAAGCCACCGGTTGAGTATCACTCATTATCATCTTCCTCTTTTAAAAGGTCGTTTAAAATTACCAGAGCTTCTTCAAGCCCTTGGTGCTGGCCAACTAAGCGTTGGTAGGCCTCAAAGGTGACGGCATTGCCGTTCACCAATGACTGCGCGATCGCCGATTTGCGGACCTCAATAGCACCAATGAGGTCACTGACGTATCGCATTATTTCTTTTTAGCTTGCGCTAGTGCCCCACCACCACGCTTGGGCGCACTGGGCGTCTTCGCGGGTTCTTTTGCACCAAGCGAGGAGCCGTCGAGCTTCGCGCCCATGGCTATCCGCTTGTGGTAAGGTACATCTTGGCCCATTTGGGCAGAGTCGTTGGTAGCCATATTACACTCCTAAAGTTCGTTGTGCGCTCTCTTGCGCGGCCAATGCAGTCTGCTCCTGCTCGCTCTTCAGAACTGCCGCGTCTTGCGTCAATTCTGCAGTCTTGATCCGTTCTTCGGTCAAGTTGTCCGATGCGTTCAGCGCGATCTTGATCTGCTGTTCGCGGTTTTTGCTCAGTGCGTCGTTCTTCAGACGCTCTGCTTGTAACTGTAACTCCACTGCGTCGCGCTCTGCACGTCGCTTGGTCTCGGCCATCGATGTCTGCAGGATCACCTGATCCGAGCCGTCCATCTGTGGCTTCGGCTTGAGCTTCTGCACAGTCTCTAAGATCTGTTGCATCGCGGGCATGACCTTCGCGAACGCATCTTTTGCGTCCATCTGTGTGTGCTGGGACGCCAACGCGTACAGCTTGTCGATCTCGCCGGTGATTCCCGCAATGTCGTAATCCTTTACGGGACGTCCGAGCGACTCCTCGACATAGCCGTTCATATGGCCGAGATACCAGAGCATCAAGTGTTGCTTGAAATGCTCGAGGAATGCGGGCAAGAATGCTGGCGCGATAATCGGGTTGGACCCCAGCATAGGGTTCAGCGCAAAATCGAGGTGGCTCTGAATATGCGCCAACTGGTTCTGGTGCGGGTAAGCAAACGCGGCACGACCAATCGACATCGCCGCATTCTCTTCTGCCGCATTGATTTCCATCGGCTCGGCCGTCGCGGGCATCAGCTCCTGCACGTTCGGTATCTTCATCTGCTTCAGCGCACGCTGGATGACGGCACGACGATCGAAAAGATCGGGGTACTTGTCCATGTAGGCCATCACCGCTTGGGTCTGAGCCATCCGCTGAGTCTCGGAGAAGATGTGCGGATCGCTCACCGGAATCACGTCGGTATTCCGATTAAAATCTTCGCGGCGGATGTCCAGCTCTTGGACCACATCGCCCATTCGCATTTCGTCCAGATACCAGCGATTAATACGCTGAAGTACCTTCAACACTCGCGATTGAGAGTCGTGAAGTCGTGCGTGAATCGCTGAGAATACCTTCGAACCCTGCTCGATCAACGCTTGAGTCGTTCCGACTGGCGTGTTGGCATTCATCTCCGCGATTTTCTCCTCGGAAGTGGTCACCACACCCTTAGCCGCGTCCGTCAGGAACCCGACGAGCTTGAACAACACCTCGCTCGGTGGGTTGAAAGGCATCGGCATTGCGATCTTGCGAATGTCGTCAACGCCCGGAGCACCTTCGATCTCGGTGATTTGCGTCACCTCGACATTCTGCGACTGTCCGGAGATCTTCGCGCCCTTGATCTTGAGCATTGTGGCGGCGTTGTTAATGTGCGCAGTGTCCAGCAATGCACGCAGACCGCCAGTGATAGCGGCAGAGAGGCCACCGATAAGTTGCGGCAGTCCGATCGCGTATGCACCACGCCACGGGATGAACTTGAACTCGATCATCCAGTCGAGCTTCGCCATCGCTTCGTCGCCTTGCTCCCAGTTCCGGTACATGCCGACGACTTCCGTATTGTTCTCGTCGATCATCAAAATGTAGGGAGCCAATTCGCCTTTCGAGTGCGAATCGTCCTCTTCGGCGATGTACGCATATATGTGGTACACGCGACGCAGTCCATCGGTGTCGTCACTCCACTGCTTACCCTCGATCTTGTTATTCGCCTTCTCGGGAGAGGATGGTTCCGGCTCCATCACGGCGCGAGTGAACGTCACATCGCGGTACAGACCCGACGCCATCCGCGACTCGAATTCCTGCTGGGTGATGTCCTGCACCTCAGTCACACGTTGCGCGGTGTAGAAATTCGCGGCGGAGAAAGGCAACAGGATGTTGTCGATCGATACGAACTCTGCGCAAGGACGTTTTTTGCGGTCGTCGTACCAGAGCTTCAGGAACTGCGAGCCGCCCAGTGGTAACTGCGTGAGCATCTGCTCCTGCTCATCGCGGAACTCCTCGATCTGCTCAGTCAACTGCCAGTTCATGAAGTCGCGTTTGCGTTCGGCCCGCTTCGTTTCCTCTTCGGTGACTTTGCCCAAAATGTGCGTACGCACTGGGCCATCCGGTGGGAACAGCTCTTTAATGGCACGCGATTCGAAATCGATACAGGCTTCGGCCATCACAGGGTGCACGACTTTGCTGGCACCTTGGAACTGCGCACCACCGGGAGCGTCGTGCCCGAGTCCTGTGCGCTTCAGTCCCTCTTCGTACTGCTTGTCCCGCTCTTTGCGTGCCTCTTTGTCCTTCTCGATCAGGTCAAGGTAGTGCATCGCGAGCTTGTCCAGCTTCCACGAATCAATCTCGTCGGCCATGTTCGCGTAGAAGTCTTGATCCTCGCCCGGACCCTTGAATTCGTCCATCCGCACGATAGCTGAACCGTCCGGTTGTTCTTCCACTTCCGCAAACGGGTCCTCCATGTCGAGGTCGAACACCATACCCGCCGTGTCCTCAGGACCTTCGGGTGCTTCCATTTGCGGTTGTGGGAATTCAGTTGCCATTATCAGCCTTTAATATGTGCGATTTTAACACAGCTTTTAATCCCCGCCAAATCCTGCGTTGATGTTATCTATCTTACGCTGGTAATACTGAGGCAGTTGATCGTAGTTGATTTCGCCCCGCATGAACTTATCAATCCACTTCTGCTTTAACCCGAGATTTGTCGCCTCTTCAGCCGACAGCATCGAAATATCCTTCGCGGCCTCGATCATTCCTCTGTACGCGTCGGGATCCGCAGTTCGCAATTGACGCAACTCGGGTCTAAGCTTAATCGGGTGCACGTGGTCGTATATGCCCTCGCCAAGATCAGCGATTTCACGCAATGCACCCGACGGGGTTTTCAATGTGGGTAAATCGCCTGCAAGGTAACCGGATGGATCATATACAGTGTCGATCATCCGATTAAGAGAGTACATATTGGTATCGGGCTTTTCCTTGGCGAACAACTTGATGATGTCCTCTTCGGATTTGCCTTGCTTTAGCATACTCATGATCATCGCATATGGATTCGAAAACGCTGGCGCGGCGGCCGGTGCTACGGACTCAGCGACTTTGGCTACATTGCCCAAAGAACTCAAGCCGCCAAGATCGGGCATCACACCACGCAACGCCTGTCCCGCCGCTGATTGCAAGACTTCACGCCGAGTCATAGGCGTTTCGCTAAGCGATTTGAGCGTAGACTTTGCCGCACCCTTGCCGGGGTCGATAGTCACGGATTTCTCAATGATGGTCGGTGCGCCCTTTAACTCGGACTGCATTTTCTCCAGTGCCTTGGTATCGAGCTTGGCCAGTGGGAAATCCGACGCCTTACCGAGGCCGAGAAATCCACGGCGTGCGAGGTCCGGCTTGTCGGCTACCTTGGTGCCTTTTTGTGCCATCTCCGCCATCATCTGGTCGAGCGTCTTTTTCACGCCGCCGCCTTTGTTGTAGGGCTGTGGGTCGGGAATGAATCGCCCACCGTCCTGCATATCGGGAATCGAGAAATCGATCGCACCACCATTGGCGTACTTACGCAGTGGGTTCAGCTTCGGGAAATTCTTACCCACAGTCGGGTAATTCTTGCCGAGCCAATTGCCCCGCATAGCGAACGCACGATCGAACACATCGGGGTACTTTTTCATCAGATCTTGGAACTCTTTAGTATCGTTCGCAGGTCCAATGCCGAAGCCCCGCGCAGTCTCCGCCGCGAGTCGTTCGATAGGCGACAATAATTCGGAGCCGTACTCCGCCTGATTCACACCCATCGGCCGAGTCGGATCTTTAGACAGTGCGTTCTGGTAATTCTCAATGGTCATGCCGTAGAAGTTAGCGCGGCCTGTTAAATCGTTACCCGCATCTTTGCCGACTCGATACGTGGGGTTCGCCGCACCAATGTACTCCTCGAATGTATCGAAATTGATTGGATCGACGTACCCGGGCCGGGATTTTTGCCACGTCTCCAACGCATTTGCGCGGTCCGCAGGACTCATCGCGTTCAACGACTCGGTCGTGGGCTGGGAAGTGAGCCAATCGAGCTTCTCTTTAGATGGTTGTTCAGCATAAGGACTAAAATACATTTCTCCTTGAGGAGTCATAATGCGTGACCCACCCGCCGCGTCGTAGTTCAAGCCCTCGTAGTCCGTGTGTGGCTGACCCCGCGCATTCTGGAACTCGGACAGGCCTACAAATGAATGGTCAATCGGACGGCCATCAACGGTGAATTTCGCCCCAGTGCCTACGAATCCACCATTCGCGAATTTCTTTTTCTTCGGCGCGGCACTCATGTACTGCTGAGCCGACATTGGTGCCTCTTCGAAATCCCGGCGTCGCGTAGCAGTCGTCGCACTGAACGGATTGCGCGATTGCTTCAGCATCTCATCAATCAGCATCTGCCGAATCTTCGGGTCGGGGTACTGCATTTCGAAGTCCATCTGCGCACGGCGATTGGACTCCGCCGGATCAATAGTCGGTGCGGCTGGCGCGGCGGCTGGTCCACGACGTCTAGCCAGCTCCGCGTCGTTGTCAGCGTTCAATTCACCGGAACGAAACATCATGCCCAACGGCACTGAATTGCGAATACCGGCCAACAGTGTGGCCGCATCGATCGGGTCCAAGCCCTGCAGGAAGTCGTCAATCGGGTTACTGGGCATAAGGGTTCCCTCGGTTCGGTCTGTATTCATCGTCCACGTAATCGTTGTCCGGTGGGATCGGATCGATTTGCAGGAACGACATGTCTTTTAGCAATCGCAGTGCTTGGGACAGCGTGTCGGTCAGGTCGTCCCGATCTGCCTCGGGGAACGAGCACACTTGGGAGACCAGCGGCTCTGCCCAATCGCGCGGTTGGCCCGGATGGACGAGCGATTCGGGAATGTAGACGCGGCCGTGTGCGATGATGTTGGCCACCAGATGCAAACGCTGTACTTTGTCGGCGCGGCCCGGGTTGTAGGCGCGGCACGGCACTCCAGCACGCTGTAAGTCCTGCAAAATGCTGATGCCCGACGCCTTGTCCTCGACGAGCACGAGGTCCACCTTTTTGCCGGGGTCGCCGTAGATCGAGCCGTACTCGTCAATGATCTTGGGCCGCAGGTCCGGGTACGCGAGGAAGTCCTCCCAGCAGTCGATGAGCATTGCGCAAAGCCCGCTGTCCTCATTCGGCCGAAAGATGCCCCACACACTACACGCGGTCGGATCGTTTTGCGTCTTCTCAGTGTACGCGCAGTCGTAGGACTGGAGCACATAGAGGAAATCGGGCAGTGGCTTGCTCGCGTCCCACAGCTTGAACCACTCGCGCTTGACGATGCCGTAATCTTCGGGGTCGATGACCTCCGCGTACAGCTCCTGCCGCCCGATGCGTGTACCCTCGTACTGCGACACGATTTCGTCACGAAACGTGGGTGCGAGGTTATTGAAATTCTCATGCGTCGTGCCCGTGGTGACGATGACACGCTCCTCACTAATCAGGCGACGGACGATCGGGATGGGCTTTGGTGTCGTAGTGATGCAAACGCGAGGCTTTTGCCCCAGTCGCAGACCGAACATCAGGTTGGACCACATGTCCTCCGCATTGCGGAATTTCGCCAGTTCGTCCACCCAAGCCAAATCGTGTTGTGGTCCGCGCAGTGTCTCGGGGTCGTTGTCCGAGTAGATCGTGGCAATCGCGCCATTGGGCCACTCGAGCCGCCGCTTCGATGGGACGAACACCGGCTTGCATTTGGGGTGCGAGATGGCCAAAATGCCGGATTCGCCCTCGACCATCACGTCGCGTGCGTCGCCCGCGTCTTCGGCAATGAGTGCAATGCGGCCAGCCAGTCCGTTCTCAGCGTGATAACGCACGAATTCGGCACCACAGCGGGTTTTGCCCCAGCCACGTCCAGCGAGGATCATCCAAATGGTCCAGTCGTCACCCGGCGGGATCGTCTGGTTGTGCCTCGCCCACGTGGGCCAGTCGTAAAAAAGCTCGAGTGCTTCGCGGTCCGACAACTCGTCCACGAACTCGTGCCAGTTCGCCGAATCGACGATAGTCGACTTTTTACTCCGCCTTTGAGCGCGAGTTAAGACGTTGGGCAAGGCGATCACGGAGACCTTCGATGTTGATGTTCGAGTCCAGCTGGCCCGACACGTTCATATTGACGTCTTTCGAGCGGAATTTCGCGTCGTACCCCATGAGGGTGAACTGGAGCAGTGAATCACTGAACTTTTTCACAGTGTCGCCCGTCTTGACGCCCTGATGCACGATCGGCTCGTCGTGTCCCACCACTGAGCGACGATAAGCTTCGGCACGCATGGTATCGACCATTTCTTCCTGAATGCTGTCCATGATGCCGTCGAACAGCTTGTGGTCACCGCGCCAGCCGATCAGCGTTTGCCGGTGGATGCCCGCCGTGTTGTACGCATGGCGCAGAGAGAAACGCGATTCGGGTGGACCATCACGGAATTCGGCGATGATCTGGAGCATTTTGTATGCCCGCGTTTCTTCAAGCAATGCGAGATCGCCTATCGCCACGATGCTCGGGTCGTTGCACGTGGGAGAGTGAGCCAAGCGGCACGAATCACTCGGTGGATGTCGCACGCGGTCACGGACGATAGCGTCCAGCAGTGTTTGCACAGAGATCCCAGCACGACGCTCGTATTCGGCGATCGTTTCGGGTCCGATGTCTTTCAACAGTTTGCGTTCGTCAGGTAAGGCCATGAAGCGAATTAAACCACAAATGCCACACGGCACACAATCCCCGGCTTTGTATGACCAAGCGTTATGAGGAAGCGTCCGAACATAGCGCGGAGTTATAACGCTTTCGTGCGCACACGTGAGAAGCCCTGAGAGAAGCCCTGAGTGGTGGTGGAAGGATATTCGACGTCTGAAGACCCCCGTTTGTTCCACAATGATGGAACGGTGATGGAACGCACCACTGTCTCACAAGCCCCGTCCGACGCGGGTTTCGAGACACACAGCCCGTGTACCATTGTTCCATCTAATACCCCCCGCCTCGAACCATGCCGTTGACAGGGCAG